GAAGTTAATGCTGTGGGCGTTTTAAATATTCTTAACGCAATTAAACAACATAACCCAGATACTAGATATTATCAAGCAAGCACCAGTGAAATGTTTGGTAATAGTATTGAAATTTCAGGAGGACAGCAGGACGAGCACACTCCGTTCTGGCCACGTAGTCCGTATGGTGTTGCTAAATTGTATGCATACTGGATGACTGTAAATTTCCGTGAAAGTTATAGTCTACATGCATCAAACGGAATCTTGTTTAATCATGAAAGTCCTATTAGAGGCAAAGAATTTGTCACTAGAAAAATTACAGACGGTGTTGCAAAAATTAAAATGGGACTTGCTGACAAAATCACATTGGGTAATTTAGATGCAAAACGTGATTGGGGATTTGCCGGTGACTTTGTTGAAGCCATGTGGTTAATGTTGCAACAACCTGAGCCAGGCGATTATGTGATTGCCACTGGAGTACAATATACCATTGGTGATTTACTAGAACGTGCATTTAAATATGCCGGCATTGACAATTGGCAAAAATATATTGAAACTAATCCTGCATTTGTGCGGCCTGCAGAATTGCACAGCCTTTGCGGCAATCCTACAAAAGCAGAAACTGTACTAGGATGGAAACGTAAAACTGATTTTGACGGTCTTGTTAAAATGATGGTTGAAGCAGATATTAATCGATATAGTAAGACACACGGTATCGATTGGACACTACAAACAAAATGAAAAAGAATTAATTCTTTAATATAGTTTGAAAGTATTAGAAATGAAGAGTTATATTATTTGTTTAAGTCAAATAGAGTCTAGTTTTTCAAGTGCTGTGAAGTTAAAAAAATCGTTAGATATGTTTAATATGGAATCTGAATTATTTGAAGGAACATACGGAAACGATGCTCGTAAACAATATATCGAAGAACATAGATTGCGGCACCCCTGGGGCTTTAAAGGTCCTACTATGCCGTATTCTGAAAGTTTTCGAAATGAAATTCCGCCGGCGGGAGAAATTGGATGTTTCTACAGTCATTACAGGCTATGGCAAATGTGCGTAGAAATCAACAAATCTATTATAATATTTGAAGACGATGTTGTAGTAGTGCGTCCTTATATTCCTGTTAATTGGGACGATATTTTAAGTTTAGCATTTAGCCATCCAAACAAAATGATAAGATATCGTCATTACTTAGACACTCCAACTGGATTGCCGGAGGCTGTACATTACAGATCGTCAAGTATGCCTGGAAACGGAGGGTATGCAATACATCCGCATGCCGCAAAAAAATTAGTTGAAACTTATGCCAATACATATTTGCCTGCAGATAATGCAATCAATCAATATATAGTTAAAATACAGATACATAATTATATGATGGGGGCTGCTACTAATGAGCACGAAGGAAATATTAGTTTGATTAACACACAAGTTTGGGATTAATTATATGAAAAAAGCAGTAGTTACCACATTTCATAAGGCCGGTTATGAACAATACGGCCGAAGAATGATTGAAACTTTTTTGCAAAACTGGCCGAAGGACATAACCTTGCATGTCTATGCTGAAGACTGCAATATAACTGAACAGGCCGACAATCTTGTGATCCACGATCTACATGCCTCTGTTCCAGAATTAGTTGCCTTTAAAACTCGTTGGAAAAACGATCCCAAAGCTAGAGGCGAAATGCCCCAGGGTCCAGTAGATCGAAAAGGCAAGCAATTGGGTATTGGCTTTCGATGGGATGCTATTCGATTTAGTCATAAAGTATATTCAGTATGCCACGCTGCTGCCAATTGCAATGCTGATATATTATTATGGATGGATGCTGATATGGTCTGTCATACACCTATACCACATCATTTCATTGATAAAATGATAGACGGATACGGACTTGGATTTTTAGGCAGACCTAATAAGTTTACAGAATGTGGATTATACTCTATGGACCTGCGTGATGCTGCTACGCAAGTTTTTATAAAAGAATTTCAAGCAGTATACGACAGCGGCTCATTGTTTAATATGAAAGAATATAACGATTGTTGGGCGTTTGACGAGGTTAGAAAATCTGTAATTAAAAGACATACTGCATGGAAATGGAATGATTGGTGCAACGGATTGATCAAAGGAGAAGGACATCCCTTGATTAATAGTGCATGGGGTGCCTATCTAGATCACCTTAAAGGCGATAGAAAAAATTACGGTAAAAGTCGTAAAACTGATTTAATCGTAAGACGTGCAGAAAGCTATTGGAGATAATAATGCGAACAATAGCAGCAGTGACAACCATGAATCAAGCATATTATGACACTATAGGTCATCGATTAATTGATACATTTATAAAGTATTGGCCAAAAGATGTTAATCTATATGTGTTTACAGAAAACTTTACATTGCCAGTTTCAGCACCTAATATAATTGTTAAAGATTTATTCGCAGAATGTAATCCCGGATTAGAAAATTTTTTAACTTGGCGAGGAAAACATTTTACTAGAAAGTTTGCCTATAAAGCATACTGCTGGATAAATGCTTGTAAAATTCTTCAAGAAGATGTATTGATGTACCTAGACGCTGATACAGAAACTAAAAAAGAAGTCTCACTTAAATGGTTGCTTTCAGTTTTACCAAAAGATCAATTACTGGCCTACATGCATGCCATTGCAGAAATCACTGACGAGGGTAAACTTGTTGAAGTTGATAATGCTGAAACTTGTATATATTGGTTTAATAAAAAACATCCGTTTGCTAAACAATTTATGGATGATTACGAACACATATATGAATCTAGAGAAATTGACAACAACAAAATTTATATAAAACCGCACGATACATGGGTCATTGCCGAGTGTGTAAGACGTGCTGAAAAAAATAATGTAGGAATACTCAATTTACATCCAGCTAAAGACAGACGAACACCTTTAAAGAAAACTATTTTGCACGAATACTTTTCTCACTACAAAGGTAAAAGTAAATTTTCAGTTGACGATTAAACAAACCGGCGCATGTGTGCCCAGCACTCGCCGTTTTCTATTTCGTTAAAATTCCAATGAAACATTGCCAATCGATTAATCCACTGTTGTCTTTCAAATAGCGCAGGCTTTTCTATTTCTGCTAGAGATTTGTTAGCTATCTCTGAACATTGACTCCTTATTGGATCTGTTACAAAAATAGGATATCCCTCAATTGCTGCACCAACAGTTGGACTTGAATTATAATTAACTACTGCCCAACAATTTCTTAGATCGTCAACTAATGTTGTTCCGGGTTTAGATAATCTAATGCCCTTAAGAATACCTAACTTTTTCATTAAATTTTTAGGACTAAGATAATCGGAAGACCCTTTGTCTCCGGGATGTGCTCGAATAACAATATCTCTATCCGTATATTTTTTTATTTCTTTTATAGTTGAAGCAGTCCATTCTACAACATCATATCCGCCCATACTCCAACCGCCATTTCTTTGCAAACATAGCAGTATATGATTTCCGTTTTTTCTATAATCTTTTAAAGTTAAATTTAAATTTTTAGACAATTTAATCCAACGGTTAGGATCTATATCAGTATCGCAATATGTTCCAGTGTTAGGAAAAATTCCATCAAAACTATAACGTAGATAGTGTCCAGGATTGGCTGAATTATTATATAAAAACAAATTACTGTCTGCTAACAATACTCTCTTTTTAAGTTTTAGTTGAGTGTCTATTATTTGTTTTCTAAATAGAAGATGAGGGCTTTGTTTCGATCCTTCATGTACCCATCCTATACTCATAGCAACGTCGGCATCAATTAAGTTACGACCATTGTGATTAATAGCAATATCCCCTGACGCTGTCACTCCTTTACTAAATCTAGTTAAGATTTCTCCTTTCTCAACATTTTTGTTATTAGGTGGTAGGCAATCTAGATAAGAAACAAATTTCATTTTTTACTCTTCTTAATTTTAGCATTAGTTAAATTTTTATTAATAATGCCAATATGATGTGTAAAAAATTCTCCTAGCGGACTATATTGAATACTAAATTCGTTTGCACGATGAGATTCTTCAGCGAGCGGCCATTGTACGTGGGCCTTGCAATAGGATCTTCCTGGATATTTTTCCATTAATGATTCAAGCATGTGATTGTCATATGGTTGACGTAATTTGTGTATTTCTCCGTTATACCAACCTTTAGAATATTCACTTATAAATGTTTGACAAAGTTCATGTTTGGTATTAAATGCAACTATGCCAGTTTCTAAATCTAGTGGGTTTCCGGGAACCAGTGTTGCCCAAATTTTATCTCGAGGATGTAATAGCTCAAGGGCTTTAGATTTAGAAAGATGACAATTGATAGAAATGTCAGTGTCTAACCATACAACTAGCCCTTTAAACCTACGTGCCGCCCATACTTGTGTACGACTCTTTTTCCAAAATCTATCAGCCTTAGTCCCGCCTAATCCTTCAGTTAACCAAGGATCGTTGGATGGGGCAACATCTTTCCAAAAATTGTAAACAGTGCCAAACCCTAAGTCAATTGGTTTATCATCCCAAACAAATACAACATCGCCTGGTAAATTTTTCCAAGAAGGTAGTGTAATGTTTCCTATATAGTTAAAGTAATCTCTAGACAAAGAGGTTACAAAAGTAATAGCAGATCTAGATTTAAGGTCTTGATTTACACTAATTTCTTTTGCATACTCTATGAGATAATCATACCAAACATCTCTGTATTCACAATTCTTATAATTTTCAAACCACGGACCGCCTTCAGTCCAATGATATGCAAAAGGCTTTCCGTCTTTAGATTCTTTATTCCAACCAACTAAGAAATTGTATCGTACATCCAATGATCCAATTTCATCATCCCTAAGCCATTGGAATCTATGAAGGTATGCACCAGATTCACGATTAACAATGTCTGCGGTAAGATTTAAATTTGACGCATGGCCACAGTTCCATAATATCATTGAACTCCAATTTTTTCTAGGATATTGAGATTGTTTCTGTCCGTCCATTTTTGTATGTGTTGACGGAGTGTGATCATGTTTAACTACCATAACTGCTTTTGTAGGATCTGCTTGTTTAAAAATTTCTTGAATATCCCCATCCCATACAAAATCGCAATCACAAAATAATGCCCAACCATTATAATTTTGTAATACAGGAACTAAAAATCTAGTAAATGTAAAATCAGTAGAACTTAATGGATCTGCATCTCTTGTATAATATCCCTGTGAGCGTAACATATCTTGCCGTAAAGGTTTAACTTCAGCTTCTGGTGAATGTTTGTATATAGAATATTCACAAACTCTATAGGCAATATCTTCTCTAGCATCATAGCCTATGTATACCGGTAAAATATTACTTTCCATTTAAACTTCTCCATGCTGTTCCATCTTTTAATTCTGATATATGAAATTGTCCATATGCTAGGTGTGAAGCCCAGGCTCGTACTAACCCTTCGTCGGGATATGCCGGAGTTTCTATCATACTTAAATCTTGTAGTGATACTGGCTTGGCAGCATGTGTTGGCGATAGCGTAAATGCAGGATACCCATACAATATTGCTTCAGTAGCAGCATTACTATTAAATGTTACTAGTGCATGTACATCATCGTCTAGAGCTTCTTTTAGTGTGTTAGTTATTACTCTATCCTGTCGACTCTTGACTCTATCTCGAATTTCAATTGGTCTATCTGTATATTTTTTAATGGTGTTTACTGTTTCTTCAACCCACTGATCTAGATCTAGATCGTAAAATTTCATTGGTTTTTCATCAGGTTTAGCAATTAAAATTTTACGGCCACCTTTTTTCCATTTATGAATAGGAATACGCAACTTATCAAATCTATCCGACGATCTAGGGATAATTTTATCGTGTTGTAAATCATTTTTAACAATTCTGTGATAATATTTCCATCCCATGGGATTTAGTGGACCTTGCTGATTTCCTAAATAACCAGTGTCCATGAAATAAAAATCTCTGCCGCCTAACCAGCATTTTTGTATTATTTTCTTTTTAAGAATACCTCTCAACACAATAGGATCATCTGTTTCTGAATATTTAAAATCGTCAGTGTTAACTACTCGGCCACCTGAGCCTATAGCAAACATGTTAATATATTCGTCTTTGCCTTCTTTGCTTAAAAATATCCAGTTGTTCATAAACGTTCTATGTCCTCTTCGATACATAATTGTCCGTACTGTATTTCTACGATCTTACAGGGAACATCAAACGGATTAGTTAATTGATGCCAGTCGGTTAATGGAATTTTAAACTCTTGATGTCGTTCTAATTCTTTTGAAGGTAGTTTATATCCATTAGGCATCATGCTATTAACTACACATTGACCTTCACTAACTATCCAGTATTCTGCACGTAATTGATGTCGTTGCATACTAAGACTTTTACCTGGATCAACAGTTAGCTCTTTAACTTTCATTCCATCTACTTCATGCAGTACACGATAATAACCCCACGGGCGTTCAGTCTTAGGAGCTTTCCATTCTTGTAGAATCCACGAACTAGAATTCATTTTATGTTCGCCGCCTACGCCAAATACAAATTCTAAATGAAGCATTTCCTCAAGTAGATCCATTTCTGGGATATTTTCTTTTGTTCTATCGCCGCCGTTGGCAAAGATTATTCGAGCACTTGGGTCTATTGCTCTAACTTTTCTAATAGCATCTTTGGCACTTCCGTCTGCATCGTCAAAATTGATAACTCGATCTACGTCTTTAATAGCATTTAGTATGTTGGCACGTTCTTCCCAAGGCATAAACTCTTGCCCTTTCTTACGGCGTAGCCAGGCGTCGGAGTTTGCACCCACGATTAATACATCACCTAGCTTTTTGGCCTCTTTAATATAGTTGATATGTCCGGAGTGAATTGGATCAAATCCACCTGTTGCAATTACAATTGTTTTCATATTTTTTGTCCAACAAATACATGATCATTCCATTTTCTAGAAGCCTTATCGTACGCAATGTCAATCCAGTCTGCAACTATTTTTAAGTTTGTTTCTTCAGCAATTGCTTTAAATCCGTCGTCCATGAATCTCCAACAATCAATAACATCATGTCTTGGTCCTGTACTAGGGGCTATACAAATTATAAATCCAGATGATTTTACAACTCGTTTCATCTCGTGCATTAATCTAAATGGATTTTTTACATGTTCTAATGTTTGACCGCTAACAACTATGTCATAAAAATTATCATCAGCTGGTATAGAATACGGTTCAGGCATAACGTGAGTAACGTTTTCGCCAGCTACTATATCAGCAATATGATAGGTTGTAGAAATATCTTTAAAAATATGATAATATGATCGATCCCCTCCTAACCCACGGCCGCCAACATCTAACACAGTTAAATTATTATTTAAATTTAAAAGTGCTACTGCCTTTTTCATATTATCAATTGACGAAGGATGCATATTATACCAACTCTTTTTTTATTTGTTCAAATGAAACTAATGGCAATTTATTCCAATTATTAAAATAAAATTCCCAAGTACTTCCAACTTCTATTTTATTTTTTGTTGTAGGAGTTTTAAACACTATACCGCAACCGTTGTCGATCAATACTAATTTAAATTCAATATCTTCTCTATTAGCAAGGTCAAACGCTAGTCGCCAAACATCACCCAACCATATTTGTTTTTTTAAAGGAATTGGAATAACTGCTTCTTCTTCGCTTATTGGCAGCATATCATGTAAAATAATAATTCCACCCGGATTTAAACATTCTAGCGCATTATTTAGATCGTTACTAACTTGTTCATAATAATGTAATCCGTCAATAAACACAACATCGAATGTTTCTGTGTTTTGTTTAAAAAACTCATCGCTGTACATTCGATGTGTGCCACCTCTTACAGGATCTACACCCACTTTATGTTCACATGCAACATTATTAAAAACTTTATTTTTATCGCAACCTATTTCTAAATATTTTTTAGATTTAGTTTTTTTAATTGCTAGGTCAATCAGATCAATTCTCGATTCTTTAGTAAATGGTATTTTTAACATTTGGTCCTCATATATTTCTTTTTTTATTTATTTAGATAATATGCCCACTAAATATAAATTAAATAAGGACAGTTATGAAAATTGGTATTTTTGGATTAGGATATGTAGGATCAGCAGTTGCATGGACACACAGACACCACAAAGTTGTTGCTCGTGATCCAAAATTAGGAGACAACTCTGCTTCTTTAGAAGAAATTAAAACTTGCGATGCAGTTTATATCTGTGTTCCTACTCCTATGTTAGAAGACGGCCATTGTGATGACAGTTTTGTAAAATCTGTACTAGCAGAATTAATAGATTACAATAATATTATTATTTGTAAAAGTACAGTACCGCCGGGCGTTTATGCGTATCTTGAAAGTAAATATCCTAACATTGTTCATGCTCCTGAATTTTTAACAGCGGCAAATGCTACGGCCGATTACGAATCAGCAACGTGGGTGTTAGTAGGTGGTAAAGACAAAAATGTAGAACAAGCAATAAAAATAATTTCTACTAGTACTGTTGCTGCAACACATTATCATAGAACTAATATTACAACAGCATCGATGTTCAAATATTTGGCCAATTCTTTTATGGCTACAAAAGTAACATTTATGAACGAGTTCTATCAGTTAGCGAAACACTTTAATGTTAATTGGGAAGACATTAAAGAAATAGCTAAAAATGACACTAGACTAGGACACACGCATTGGGATGTTCCAGGGCCCGACGGCAAGTTTGGATTCGGTGGCGCATGTTTTCCAAAAGATGTTGCAGCCATTTGCGAACAAGCCATTGACGCTGGCATGAGTTTGGAATTGTTAGAGCGTGTTGAAACTATTAACAAACGACATAGGTCACTTTAACAGTTCTCTTTTAACATATTCTTCAATATTTTTAGTTGGCGCCCATCCTAGCACTTTTTTAATTTTAGTATTGTCGGCTAGAGTAATATATGCCTCACCTAGTCTAGGCTCGATCATGGTTGTTTGGTCAGAAATCATTGCCGCAAGTTCTAATACAGAATGATTAGTGCCAGTTCCTACATTAAATATCTCTCCGTAATGATTGTGTTCAACAGTCATTGCTAGAATGTTTGCATTTACTACATCGTCTACATGAGTAAAATCTCTACGTTGTGTTCCGTCAGGAACAACAGTTAACACTTCGCTAGCTCTAAATTGTCGCAAAAATAATCCGACTACCGGTGCATATGGTCCTTTAATAGGCTCTCTAGGACCGTAAACATTAAAATATCTAAAAGTTACAGTTTTAACTCCAAATAATTTGGTGTACATAGCACAGATTTTTTCACCTGATACTTTAGAAACAGAATAGGGATTTAAACAATCATCTGGCATTGTTTCGTTTAATGGCGGCTTGTTTGCTAAACCGTATGCCGACGAGGTTGAAGAATACATTACTTTTTTTACATTATTTTCTCTCGAACACTGTAATACTGTAGTTGTTCCTACTACATTAGTTCTAACAGCTCCTAAAGGATTTAAAATTGTAGGTTGTATCCTTGATTCAGCAGCACAATGAAATACGTAGTCAACATTCCTATATAAATCTTTAGTTAATCCATAATCAGCAATATCATATTTGTAATATAGCGCATTGCTATTATGATAGAAATGTTCGTGAACTCCTGAACTTTCGTTATCTATTACAATAACTTCGTGCCCTAATGTAATCAATTTATCTACAATGTGTGATCCTATAAATCCTGCGCCACCGGTTACTAAAGATTTCATTATTCGTCCTTTAAATTATACAAGTATTTATTTAGATGATAAGTACTAGGTTATGAGAATTCTATGAAAAAATTAATATTTCAAATTAATGTTCCAAATTATATAAAAACAGACATTGTTACTACCTACACGTTTCACTCGGAAATGTATCATGTTAGTGAAACAAAAGCAAGAGAATATGCTAAAAAATGTGGCGCCGATTACTACTTGTTAACTAATCCGTCTGATTATGCGCCGGCAACAAATAGACATTTAGATTATCAAAAATTAAAAGCGTTTGATTTTGTTAATTATGATTCTATAATTTATTTTGATTCTGATTATATCATTAAAAATAATGCGCCAAATTTATTTGACCTCTGTGGTAATAAATTTCATGCTGTGCCTGATCAAGGAAAATCTGTAGAAAATTTAGCATTAACACTGTCTATGCCTCGTGAGAGATATTTCAATGCAGGGTTTATGTACTTGACAAAAGATATATTAAATGCTACACGGAACCAAATATCTAAATATTTAGAGGTAGAATACGAACTGCACGGCCAAGGATTGTTAAATAAAATGTTTTTTGATAATAACATTCAATTTACTCCGTTAGATTTTAGAGAATGGAATCCAGTAAAACGCACTTTTGGTCTTTACGCAGATCACTACGCTGGAAAACGTAAAGAGAGGTGGGGGCAAGCAAACTATGATAATTAATGCTCAGCCAAAGGCGTTTGTTATAACAATCCCCAATCATCCTCATAGTCAACATCTAAGTGATCAATGTATTGAATCGGGCACATTATTTGGTTGGAGTCTTAAAAAATTTGATGCTATCAATGGCTATAATTTATCAATAAACGATTGGGATTACTATAATATACGATTACCAGAAAACATCAAAGGCGAGAGATCAAAATTTTTAAAAAGAAAAGGAGTTCAAGGATGTTTTTTAAGTCATTACTTATTATGGAAAACATCTATCGATATAAATGAACCGATTATTGTCTTAGAACACGATGCAATTATTACTGATTTTTGGAAACCAATAGAAGTATCTACTGATGTTCTAAAATTGTTTAGTATATCATATTCAAGTGTCAAAGACGACATGTTTACCGGAACATGGCAAGTAGGTGCTCAAGCATATATTATTACTCCTAATGGAGCTGCTAAACTAATAACATGGATAGATGAAAATTTTGCATATCATGCAGATACATTATTAGGAAATAAAATTATAACATGGCAAAATTATAATAGAGATTTAATAGTATTGAATAATAATAATATATCTACTACCAACTTTAAAAGAAAAAAATAATTTTTAAAGAGATGCGTCTTCTAATCCAGCTGTTCTAAGTTTAACAATGTTTGATAATTGCCATTGTTTAATGTCTAATGCTTTGATAATGCCTAACCACTTGTTGCGTAGAAGAGCAAAGTCATTGATAATTTTTTCAAAGTCTACCACGTCAGCTTCGCCTTCTACAAACTTTTCACAGTCTCTAGAGCTTAACTGACGTTGGTAGTTTTCAAGATATTTACGGAAGTGTTGACTACGAAGTCTACGAAGTTCAATATTAAGATATTCTAAAATACCTTCAATTTCTTGAAGTTGGTTAAATCGATTCTCTACAATGCCGGGCATTTGCGCAGAGGCCTTCTCGATGTTTCCCGCTACGCGGACATCTTGTTTTGCTTGAATTAATTCAGCTTCATAATAAGCCACAGCATCAGGAATGTTTGAAATATCCTTAGAGACTCGATCATACCAATTCATTTATTCCTCATCTTCGTCGTAGTAATCTTCTTCTACGTCGTCTTCAACTTCTTCACCATCAATACTGTACTCGATCGCAGTATCTAAATATGGGTCAACTCCTAAAAGGCTTTCAAGAGTAGATTCTTTGATACCATAATCCAATAGTGTATTAACAAAGTCGGCAGCTAAGTCTTTTCTGTGTTTCTCTGGAATATGTTCAATAACCAATGTCCAGATATCAGCAATTAAATCGTCTTTCATTCGTTGACCTCCAAGTCTGATTCAACTGTAGTAGTTATCTCAGAAGTGGAAATTTCACCGTGTTTTGAAATGTCTGCCATTGCAATATCCAATCCATCTTTCTCATTCTTTTCCCATGCCTTGCGGAATTGTTTGATGATTTCGCCGTCCTTGGTAGTGTAGACAAGACTGTTTCCTTCTTTCTTAAGCAGACCTTTAGCTTCAAACAGATCGACTAATCCACTATAAGGACTCATACCTGTTTCGTAAGGAATCTCCACCTGTACACTTTCAAACGGCTTTGCATAACGAGTCTTCATGATCTTACAGGCAGCACGAATGCCTTGTACTGTAGTGGTCTTGTTGCCGTCTGCATCAAGTTTCAGTTTTAATTTACGCATAGCAACCACAATGGAACTTGCGTAGATGAAACCTTGTCCGCCACTGATCTTGTCATCGGGATCAAACATATCCTGACTAGCGTATGTGTGATTGGTACATACCATACCAATATTATAAGCGCCAAACATATTAACACAATTACGAACAAGTGCTGTTAATGCTTTAGGCTTACGACCCATGTCACCTTTCAAGTCACCTGCTTGGAACTGATTAATGTCAGTTGGCGTTAACAACATACCCAACGAATCAATAATGAATAGTACCTTAGGACGATCTGCCTCATCCATAGTTTTGTATTCTGCAATAAATTCTGTAATAGTTTTTGCCACGTCGTCAATCATGGCCATGTTAAGTTTCAACAACTTTTCTGGACTTGTATCTACACCAAGTGCGTGTAGCCATGCTTCGTCGAGTGCGTTTTCAGTATCAATCAAAATAGGATAGATACCAGCTTGCTGTGCGTTCTTTACTAGGTTGCCTGAACAGATAAACGATTTACCTGCACCTGATTCACCAGCAAATACAGTGACCTTGCCCAGAGGAATACCTCTATTAAAGTCTCCGCTGATAAGATAGTTTAATGCGTAGTTGTTTGTACTAACCCAATCAGTTGGGTCGTTAAAGCCAATACTAAGTCCATCGATACTCTTAGTTATTGACTTTCTAAATTTAGAAATATCAAATGCTTTTGCCATATTATTATGCCTTATTGAAAAAAGAGTGCGAGATTGACCCGCACTCTATGTTTAGCTAAATTACTTCTGACGGTTGCGAATCATGGCAAGGATGTCTTGCGCACGACTTGCACCTTCAGTTGAAGCTGCTGGCGCCGCTGCCGTAGGCTTGGCTACCGGAGCAGGCTCCTCATCAAAATCTTCACTGGCTTTAGCAGCCGGTGTTGATGTATTAGCTGTTGCACGATGTGGATCACCTGTTGCGGCTCCCATACCTGCTGGCTTAAAATATTGACCCCAACGATCCATGTCATATGCTTCACCGTCAACTGACGCTTCAAACATTTCTTTCATGACCTTGAGTTCAACGTCAGTTGGCTTCTTGGGCAAGAAGTCTGACAGATTGTGCAGTTGATGTGCCTCTAATGCTGCCGCTTCAACTTCGGTCAATGAACGCTCACGACGGCTCCACTTTGATGTAGAATAATCAGCAAAGCCACCTTTCGATGTCTTGGCAATACGGAAGTCTACACCCTTGAGGTAGTCAGTTGGCAATTCTTCCAACTCTGGATCCATCAAAGCTGAACGAATGATTTGATAAATCTGTGGACCGATAATGAATCGACGGATTGGATTTTCTGGTTTCTTATCTTCACCGATTGGATCTTCAACAACGAAGCCTTGGAAAATGTATGAACGCTTCTTCCAGTACTTGCGACCCATTTCTTCCAAACTCTTATCCTTGAACCAGCCACGTACTTCTGAAAGGATAGGACAAACTGAACCGTCGTTGTACATTTCCACGCAAGGTACTTGTACCTGCACTGGACGACTGTCTGTTTCACCTTTGATGCCTGCGAACGGCAATTTGATCATTGCACGTTCTACCCAGAAAAACGTATTGGCTGAGTTGCCATCGGGTAGCAAACGGATAACCGCTTCCTTGCCTTCTTGCATGTTCCAATGTGGGTAAATTGCGTTGTCTCCACCGCCGGTGGATTGTCCTGTGGACTTTGATTGTGCTTCTTGAAGTTTCGCACGGATTTCTGCTAATGTAGCCATTTTATATGCCTCCTATGTTATGCCTAAAATGTTTATATGCCTTATGCACATGTATTATTATGCGCTTTTTATTTATCAAGGTCAATGATTATCTGCTATTTTTTTAATATTATTTTGCCAAAAGAAAAAAGTGGGTCATGCCCACTTTTCTCTATATGCTGCCATTGCTCTTTGTCTAGCTAGCCACAATCTAAATTTTACATAATCTGATAAATCATCGTCTTCAACAAGTTTACCAAATGTATGTGATCTTAGATTGCGTCCAAATGTAATTTCATCATCAACGACAAAACTATCACTGTCTTCTAGATCTCGATTACTTAGCGGCTGGCTTTGCGTCTGCTTTAGGTGCGTCTTTCTTAGCAGGCTCACTTTTGGCAGGCTTTTTCTCGTCCTTTTTGGCTTCTGCCTTAGCTGGTGCAGTAGCACTTGCTGCTGGTGCTGCTGGCTTAACTTCTTCTTTCTTAGCAGCAGGTGCCTGGGCAAATGCTGATACTGCAAACAATGATGCTACTACGATTGCGATTGCTGATTTCATTTTAAAGTTTCCTTTATGTTATACGCAAAGAATTGTCCCTGCGTATATATATAACGCTGTAGCCTACAATTCCGTTGACAACTGATTTAGCCAAAAGAAAGGGCACCTAAGTGCCCAATCTAATAGAGTTAACTAGACTCTAACTGCTACGAACAATCTTAATAGCCTGCAAGTTCCCTAATACGAGCCAATTCTGCAATCTGTGGATCTTGTTGTTGTGGTGCCATTCTTTCTACCATTTTGCGAGCAATCATTTCTGCCTGTTCACCAAACTTCTTGCCTACCATAATAGAAACGCCTTCTGGACCTTTAGGGAATGTTCCTGATTCACGATCATAAAAACTGTGAATAAATTCTGCAAGTTCTTGTACATTCATTGCCTTCTTTATACCTTGCTGTGCTAGATGTTTAGCCTTAGAATACTCTTGACCATGCTTACCAGGTGTCACTGGCTTGCTTGGTGTTGGATCCGGATCAAATGGGGGATCATCATCTTTTTCACCGGGTTCATTATCAGCTTCGCCCATTCCTAATTCTTGTTTTCTACGTGCTAGGCCTGCTGAGCTTGTTGGAGATTTAGTTTTTTCATCTTCTAGATCCTTTAGAGTCATTGGATCTTCGCCTTTTTGTTTACGTAGATATGCTGGAACATCACTTTTGTTAGGACCGTCTGCTGCTTCTTGAGGTAATTCCTCGCCTTCTGGCGGTTGTTCACCGGCCGGCTCTTCTTCTTGGAAGTCGCCAAAGTCTAGGCCTTCAAGTGCCTCTGGCACATTAGATTCTAACCAATCTTTGACTAGTCCTCTAACATCTGCA